GAAGAATATGCAGAACAGAGAAGAGCAGCACAAGATCCGAAGGGTGTTACATTAACAGCATTTGAAATGACTGTAATAGGTAATTATGATGTATATCACCTAAATGATATTAGTACTATACCACCATTCGTAGGTTGTAACGATGGAACACCAAATCACCCAAGAGGAATAACATTAGCAGAATCAAATGTTCCCGCATACACACATCCAAACTGGTCGAAAGGAATTAGTGGTGGTACTAGTTTCGGTAATATAAATATATTTGATTTCATTCTTTTACCATTCAAAAATAATCCAAATTATGGTATCACCTCTTGTGCTTTCTTATAGTCAGGAAATAAAATATGCCAACGTATAATACAAGTTCAGTAAATTCAGCCGTATTCAATGCAGAAGATGTAGTAGATAAAGTAAAGAATGGAGAAATTATCTATTCTTTCTTTATGGGTGGAACTGAATCTGAAGTAATAAATGCAAGCAGTGAAGAAAAAAGAAAAGATGCATGGAAAAATGCTTCATTTTTTCAAAAAATGGATCCAACTAGTATAGACATAGTTGTTGATAAAAACGATTTTGCTGCAAAACCATTTAGCACATGGAAATCTACTTCTGATGTATTAAATAATTTTTATTGTTATTATAATGGTAATGTA